TAGTAATTGCTGCTCCAGGACTACAACAAGCGTTGCCAGATAATACGGCAATGACAATTGTTGCTGCATCTAGCCGCAATCTGGCATTTGCTAGAAGTGCAATTGTACTTGTAACTCGCGCCCCTATAGCGCCAATTGAAGGTGATATGGCAGAAGATGCTATGTTTATTCAAGATCCTCGCTCTGGTTTGGGTTTTGAAGTTAGAATGTACAAACAATATCGTCAAATAAAATATGAAATAGCTCTAGCTTGGGGTATGAAACTTGTTAAGCCAGAACATTCAGCAATCCTTCTTGGATAAAACCTTGCTGCTCTTAAATGAGCAGCCCTTATTCTAAAGAGAGTATTAAACAATGGCTCAAAAATCTATATTCGTCCCTGTTGGATACGCTCTGACATTGACCGCCCCAGCCGATAGTGCTGGGTCATACTGGTTAATAGGCAGTCCAGGAGATGAACCTAGTGGACTCGCTTCTTTAGCTGCTAGTGCAAGTGTTACACTTGGCCCATTCGATGCAGTAAAAGAATACATGCTACAATGTGACAATGGAAGTTTAACAGCAACTTTAGCTCTAAATGTTATAGGCACAGATTCATCTAATACAAGCGCTATAACTGCTGAAACTGCTAGGGCAGAAGCAGCGGAATCACTACTAGCCCCTAAGGCTAGTCCAATATTTACAACAGATCCCATAAGTACAACTGTTAATCTAGGAACTGCAAATACAGGCACAACAGCAGCTGAGTATGGTGACGGAATTCAACACACAACTGTATTAGCAGTTAATACAACCCTCCCGGCAATTACTGGAGGAGCAGCGCAGGGAGTGGGGAAATTACTCTACACTCTTCCAGCAGGCGCTGAAGTTATAGACGTCTCTTACATGAACATAGCAATAACTCAATCTGAGGGTAATATAAACGCAGATACACCAGCTGTTGGACTAGGAAGTGTTATCGCTACTGGTGCAATCTCTGATTTTACAGGGCATGCGACATTTGATGACTTAATTACTGGCCAAACTGCTGCTGATTGTAATGGCACAGCAACTGTTAAAACTATAGCTGATCAAATATTTGTATCAGAAGCAGCTGGTTCAAAAGCAATTAATTTTAATGCAGCTAACACCTGGGCGGCTAGTGGTGATAGTGCTGCTGCTATTTCAGGCACAGTAGTATTACATTGGAAATTTATTCACTAACCATCAAGGAGACTTAGAAATGTCACGAATAGAAGAAATAGAACAAGCAATAGAGAATTCAAAACAAAATCACTATATGCTTTTAGGTAGACTTGAAGAGGCTAAATTTAATAAAGAAAACGAAGAAAAAGATAAGCAACAACCACAACCTCCTGAAGAACAACCACAACAACCAGGATAATAAATGAGTGTAATAGTAGAGACTGGAAGTGTTAATTTAGCAGCAAATTCATATGTTAGCGAAACTGATTTGCAGGCATATGCAGCAGCTAGAGGAATAACTCTTGTTGGTGATCCAACCTCCCTACTACTGCAAGCAATGGACTATTTAGAAAGTTGCAATTTTATTGGTTACAAATATAAGAATAACCAAAATCAGAATTTACAATGGCCTAGAGCAGATGCCTGGGTGGACGGTTGGTATTGTCCTATTACAACTATACCAATTCAACTACCTAAAGCACAATGTGCTATTGCATGCGCAATTGATGCAGGTAATGGGCCATTGATCGACATACCAAGACAGACAAGTCTTGAGAAAGTTGGAGATTTGGAAGTACAATATAGACCAGGCGCTGCGCCGGTTGTTATTAATAGAATTATAAATGCCGAGTTACACAAATTATTAGTTAATGGTGGTGCATTATCGGTGACTAAGGCATGATAGATACAGCGGTATTGACTAACAATGGAAGAAGGCTGACACGGGAATTTGGACAAAATATATCTTTTTCTCGAGTAACAGAAGGGACATTTGTTCCTAATACTGGGGCTGTTGGCTCTGGATCTACAATAACTTTTATGGCTTATGGCTCTGTAGAACCTACACCAAACCAAGAAGTTAATGGCACTACTGTACTACAAGATGATTTACAAGTTTTTTTAGAAAGTAATGTAGCAGGAGACGTCCCAGCAGTTGGGGATGTTGCAACTATTTCAGGAATAGCATATAGAGTTTTATCAGTAAGAACCTATGTTGTTTTAGGTGTTAATGTCTTATTTAAATTACAGTTAAGAATATGATTGATATTGAATTAAACATTAACCAAGTGCTTAGCCAACTTGATATAACGGAAAAAGAAGTGTCAAAACAATCTCAGCAAATATTTGCAAAGGCTGTGGATCTAGTTCTGACAAACACAATAAATTGGACACCGGTAGGTAATCCGGCACTCTGGAAGTATCCAGCAAGTCCATTCTATGAGCCAGGTACATTAAAAGGCTCTTGGAGAGCCACTTTCGAATCTCCACAAGTTGCAACTATTTCAAATGAAACACCATACGCTCTAAGAGTGGAGTATGGCTGGTCTAGTCAAGCTCCTGAAGGTATGTTAAGAAAATCTTTAGCTCTGCTACCTAGATTTGTTGAAAAGTCAGCCGAAGAAGTTGATAGTATTTGGAATGGTAAGACAGATTTATTTAATAGTGGACTTTATGACAAGTTTTAGTTGGGTAGAAAATGGGTGTATTTACAAATATTGAGACAGCACTGCACACACGTTTAGCCACATTAAGTGGACTGCCTTCTGTAGCGTGGCCCAATGTTGCCTTTAGGCCCACTGAAAATACTACATTTTTACGGCCAACAATGTTAGTTGATCCCGCCAAACTAAGTATGCTAAATGGCACTCAAATGCACACTGGTATATATCAAATTGACATATATATACCACTTGAAAAAGGGACTAGCGCACTATTAACTTTACTAGATAGTATAGAATCAATTTTCGCAGCAAGTAAGACGATGACTTCAGGCACAGATACTATATTTGTTCAAGCAATTAGTAGAGGGCCTAGCACTCGCCAAGAGTCTTGGTATGTTGGGATATTAGAGGTTAATTATCTTTGTTATTCTTAATTTTAATTTTATTGGAGATTTACAATAAATGACTACAACTTCAGTTCTGGCCCAAGGAACTACTATTACTTTTAATAGTGCTCTCGTTGGGAACGTCACATCATTTACAGGTATAGGGTCTGGTAAAGCCTCTTCTATAGACATTACGACCCTTGCTAGTACAGCAAAAGAATTTCGTCCAGGATTACGAGATTTTGGAACAATTCAAGTGGGTGTAATCAGAGATTTGGATGATACAGGCCAAGCAGCATTATTAGCTGCTGAGGCTGCTCAAACGGCATATACTACCGTAATCGTGCTTCCTAGCGGGACACTCAAAACAGCTACTTTTCAATCATTTGTTGAATCCTTTACTGCTGATGCAAAAGCTGACGGAGTAGTTGAAGGTACATGTACATTGAGAATTACTGGTGCAGTTGTTTGGAGCTAATAATGGCCTTATTAACTAAAGAGCAGATTTTAAGTAAAGATGATCTAAAATCAGAAATTGTTGAAGTCCCTGAGTGGGGTGGAGAAGTTAGAGTTTGCACAATGTCTGGTTTTGCTAGAGATAGATTCGAATTATCTATTACTGGAAAAACCGGAAATAACATGGAAAATATTAGAGCTAAACTAGCCGCTGCTACCATTGTTGATGAATCTGGAAATCTTTTATTTAATGAAAAAGATTTAGCAGAATTAGGTAAGAAAAGTTGTGCTGCTCTTGATAGAGTGTTTGCGGCTTCTCAAAGAGTCAATTTAATTACTAATTCAGATGTAGAAAGTCTAGCAAAAAACTCTTAAGCCGACCTGTTCATGTATTTAGCATGTCTTTAGTAGAGCGGCTCGGCTTTAAAACTTTAAAACATTTATATGCTGAACTAGATAATAATGACATTATGGAATGGGCGGCATACGACATGATAAAAGATTCAGAAACAGCAGAAAGATTAAAAAGAGAATTAGACTTTGAAAGACAAAGAACGCAGAGCCTTGAAGAAGAATCAGACAAAATGAGATTATTGTTCATGCAAATTGGGAACCACGTGTAATGGCTGTAGTTGCAGATTTAATTGCCTATCTTAAACTAGATAGTGCACAATTTAAACAAGAACTAGAAGTAGCTAAGACTAATATGCAGAGCTTTGCTGATACTGCTAAAGTTGGTGTAGTAGCAGCTGCAGCAGCAATTACCGGTGTTCTTATTGGTGCTATTTATGAACTTAAGTCAGCAATTTCTGAAAGCACAGAAAATATACGTGAACTTGGACATTCTGCCGAGAGATTAGGAATTGGAGTAGAAGCTTTTCAAAGCCTGAAATTTGCAGCTGAAGCAAGTGGGGTTAGTGCCGACCAACTTAACACTGCTCTTAAATTCATGGAAAAGAATCTAGGTAATGTAGAAGCAGGTTTAGCACAAGGTAAACTACCTGAATATTTTAAAGATCTTGGATTAAATGTAAGTGAATTAGTTCAACTGCCTATAGAGCAACAATTTACTAGAATTTTAAATGCTATAAATGCATTGCCAGATCCACTGGAAAGGACAGCTTCAAGAATTGCTATATTTGGAAAAAGTGGTCAGGTAATGGGATCTCTGGGCAAAGACGTTGGAGATCTTCAAGCAAAATTTGAGGATCTTGGAATCTCCCTATCTTCCGATCAAGTTAATGCCGTTGACGAATATGCTAAGCATGTGACAGAATTAACGACTCTATGGGGTGGTTTTAAAAATCAATTAACTGTTTCTTTAATACCAGTATTAGATGAACTGATAACTTGGATAGAAAATACAATAAGTAGTATGGGCGGGATGCAGACTATTGTAGATAGCACAAAAAATGCCATTGTAAATTTTGTTACTGGGATTTATTCTGGCTGGAAAACTTTAAATACAGAAATAGATTTATTTATAATTGGCATAGAAAAAGCCATAGTCCTATTTTTAAAATTCAACGAAATTACTACATTAGGACTTTCCAGACTTCTAACAAATATTCATCAGGATATAGAAAATTTACAAGCGGATATAAATAAAAAAGAAGTCGCACTAGTTCCAACTGGCAATAACACTCCTACAAATTCAAATTTAACAAGCACAAGCTCTGCACATAAGAGCATATCAGATTTTCAGAATCAAAGTGTTAATAATGGCTTTGCTGAAGCACTACAGCAAAAAGCTGTTACAAACGAATATAAAGAACAACTTAAAACATTAAAAGAAGCTGTTGCCACACAGCAACAAAAAATAAGTGCTGCTACTAAAGAACAACAAATTTTGAAGGAACTGATAGATGGAACTGGTGGAGAGAATGATAGACTAAAACAGTCTGAAAATTCTGTCAAAAAAATTCAAGATGAATTCTTAAATATGCAAAAGAACCATCTCTTAGATGATGCTGACGTAGAAAAAGTGCAGGCCGTGGAAGATGCATTTCAAAAATTCACAGACTATGATGAAAAGCTTAAAAATGATGATGCATTTAAAACTATGTTTGAAAACAATCGTTTAAATGATTTCACCAAAGTCCTGCAGTACTTCAATAATCCGTCTAATCAATTTGGTGCGGGAAATACACAAAGAGACCAAAAAGTAGCACTTGATATAAAAATAGCGGCAGAAGAAGGTTTTGCCGCTAAAGTAGCTTCATCTAGTGAAAATCAACAAGTTATTGTAAATACTGTGAATGAACTTCTCAGTGATACTACTCGCGGAGAATTAAGATAACATGTCATTTAATAATAGTAGTTTTAATTTTTACACAGATTCTGGATTAACATCTGTTTTTGGTGGAACACTCACAATTGTTAATAAAACAGATTTAAGCGACAATCCACAGGATAACGTCCTATATCTTGGCTCTACTTTATCAGATAGACAATTGCAGGCTGCAGATAATCCAGGGGTATCACAAATTGTGTTAACTCCTACTGACACATTACCTCATTGGATTGCAGCAACCTCTTATATATCAGGCAAAAAAGTTCAACCAGTATCTGGTAATGGTTTTGTCTATCAATGCACAACTACCGGCACATCAGGAAGCTCTGAGCCTACGTGGCCAGTTTCACCACTAGGAGCAACTGTCTCTGATGGGACATGTGTGTGGACTTTAACAGCAGCACATCATCCAAGTACAGAAATTAAATTAGCTCTATCAAGTGGGGCTCTAGCTAGTACTGTTGGAGGAGCAGCCCTAAATGTTGCTACAACTATAACAGGTGGTAGTGCAAATGCTATACCAATTTTTATACGTATTACGAATACTGTGACCACTGTCTCTAATGATACAGGAAATGAGGAAATGGGAATACAAATAAACTCATGCATTGAGACGGAGATTCCCTAATGTCTAGAATCCATGCAAACAATTATATAACCACTTTAAACGGCGCTATTACAAATAGCGCTACATCCCTTGTAGTTACCTCTAATACAGGATTTCCAAGCATAGGCGCTGGAGTAGTAGCTAATTTAACATTACAAAATGGTTCAGCAATAGAGATTGTCAAAGCGACTGCAATCTCAGGTTCTACAGTGACTATTGTAAGAGCTCAGGAGGGTACAACTGCACAAGCATTTGCTAACGGCTCTACTGTATCTATTAGACCTACAGCAGATTCATTTGATAGAAAAGCAGATTCAGATAGTCCAACATTTACTGGGACAGTCGTCCTGCCATCTACAACTTCAATAGGTTCAACAACTTCTACAGAGCTTAGTTACGTTCATGGAGTAACAAGTGCTATACAGACACAATTAAACGCTTTAGGTGGAGTTGTTAGTTCTGGTACCATAAATCAATTAGCATACTACGCAGCCACAGGATCATCTGTATCAGGCTTAGCTACAGCCGCTAATGGAATCTTAGCCACTGATGGATCATCAGTTCCTAGTATAACTTCTACCCTACCATCCGCAGTACAACTCAACATAACTGCGTTGGGCACTATGTCACAAGTTATTAATATGAATACACACCAGATAAATGGTGTAGTAGATCCAACAAGTTCCCAAGATGCAGCTACCAAAAATTATGTAGATACTGTCGTAACTGGACTTAATCCCCAAGTTGCTGTTAACTATGCTAGTACAACTGCATTTACAGTAACATATAGTAATGGCTCTTCAGGAGTTGGAGCAACATTAACTAATGCCGATACCCAAGCAGTATTTTCTATAGATGGCTCTAGTCCAGCTGTGGGTAAACGAATACTTATTAAAGATCAAAGCAGCCAACTTCAAAATGGAGTTTATACTGTTACCAATGTCGGCTCGGTGTCAACTAATTGGGTGTTAACACGAGCAGCAGACTTCAATACACCAACAACTATCACTGACTCTGGTATGATTCCTGTGATTTCAGGAACAACTAATGCTGGTACTGGGTGGTTAGAAACTGCAAATATCACTGCAGTGGGTACAGATTCTATAATATTTGTCCAATTTGGACAAACTGCCGGAACTATTCCTGTAACTGGAGGTGGTACAGGTTTAACTGGAGCGAATCAAGGTGACTTACTATATGGAAGTGCTTCCAATACCCTAAGTACACTAGCTAAAGACACTAATTCTACGCGTTATTTATCTAACACAGGAACATCTAATAATCCAGCATGGGCACAAATTAATTTATCAAATGGTGTGACAAATACATTAGGAACTAGTAACGGTGGAACGGGTGTAACTTCTGTCACCATAAGTCCTACTGCCTCTAGTTTTGCAGGCTGGGATTCACATTCTAATCTATCATCCAATAGTTTTCTTAGCGGATATACAACAACAGCTACAGCTGCCGCTACTACTACATTAACTGTTAGTTCAACTCAGCAGCAGTATTTTACGGGAACAACAACGCAGACAGTTGTACTTCCTGTAACCTCAACATTAGCATTAGGCCAAAGTTTTATTGTCGTTAACAATTCTACTGGAGCCGTTACTGTACAGTCCTCTGGCGCTAACACAATCTCAACATTAACAGCTGGTACAGTTGGTACATTCACTTGTATATTAACTAGCGGAACAACTGCGGCTTCATGGAATGCCACAGCCTCATACAGTAGTAATGGTAATGTTATAGGAGCTGCAAGTTCCACTGACAAAGCCATTGCTATATTTAATGGTACTGGCGGGTTAACAATACAGAACAGTACTATAACAATTCCATCTTCAAATACTATAAGCCTGATTTCAGCACTAAAAGATACAAATGGTAATCAATTCTTAGGAGCTACAGCAACGGGAACCGCTGTTAACTATATTAATCTAACAAATAGTGCAGCTGGTTCTGATCCTTCCATACAACCAGCAGGAAGTGATTCAAATAGAGCTTTAGCACTTCAGGGTAAAGGTACAAAAGGTGTCCTTATATCAGGAACAACTAAAAAATTAACAGTTGACGCCATTGATATATGGGTAGGATCTCAGGCAGTAGCTAGTAATACAGCTGTAGGTACTCAAGCCCTTCAGGGTACAAATAATGCATCAGCTACAGATAACACAGCAATGGGGAATTTAGCTGGAACAGCTATAACAACTGGAGCACAAAATACATGTATTGGTAGTTTAGCTGGAACAGCTATCTCAGGAACTACTGGAGCAAACAATACAGCAATAGGCTATAATGCTATTGCTGGTGTAGTAGGAGGAGGAAAAAATACAGCAATAGGTTCTGGTGCTGGAGTGTCGGGTGCTACTGGCGGCGCTACATTGAATGGATCTGGTACAGATAACACATTGATAGGGTATAGGGCTACTTGCGATACTAACTCCTCAGTGGGATGTATTGCTATTGGCGAAGATGCAGTTGCAGCAAAATCCACGGGCTCTACATCTGGAACGAATGGTCCTGGTATAGCAATTGGCTCTGCTGCAGCTTTAGTAGGCTTCAGGGGTGATGGCAGTATTTTCCCAGGTAATTTATGGCGTGTAAAAGTTAACGGCACACATTATATGATTCCATTAGCTGCAGATGGGAGTACAGCGCTACCTGTTGCCAATGGTGGTACAAATGTTACATCTGTAACTACATCACCAACAGCTTCGTCATTCGCTGGATGGGATGCTAACAGTAATTTAAGCACAAATAATATTTTAACTGGATACGCCACAACAGCAACTTCAGCCGGTACAAAAACTTTAACAGTGACTAGTAAAAGAGCACAAGTATATACAGGTACAACAACACACACTCAAGTAATGCCGGATGTATCTACTCTTGCACAAGGTACATTATATATAACCACTAATTTATCTACAGGAGTAGTTACAGTCCAATCATCTGGAACTAATACAATTCAGGCTATGGCTGCTAATACTACTCTTATTTTACAAAGTAATGCAACCTCTGGAACCTCAGCAAGTGTCTGGGATGTAGTAGAGTATGTTCCTGCTGCATCAGATATAACAGGGTCTGGATCACTTGTTCGAGCTACTTCTCCTACCTTAGTGACTCCTACATTAGGAGCAGCTTCAGCTACCAGTATAAATTTTGGACAAACAAATAGTTTAAGTTACTACGATTCGGCGTCTTTTACTCCTGGTATTAAATTTGGCGGAGGAAACACAGGAATAACGTATACAACACAGACAGGTTATTACACTAGAGTTGGTAATCTAGTTACATTTACTTTATTTATTTTATTATCAAGTAAAGGATCATCAACAGGTGCAGCAACAATAACGGGTCTTCCATTTGCTACTCACAACTCTGCTAGCTTATATAATTTATTCTCTCTTTATATAGAGAATGTCACATTTACTGGTAACCCTATATGTTATGCATCCTCTAACTCATCTACCATAAATCTTGTTACCCTTGTATCAGGTGCAGGAAGCTCAGCATTAGCTGACACCAATTTTACTAATACTTCAGACCTTATTATTAGCGGATCATATTCAATATAAACCCACTTAAGAGATTTTAAAATGGTAGCTGCACAAATATTATCATACACAATATATAGGAACAGGAGTACCTCTAAAGGTTCAGCATTATGACAAGAATTCATGCCAATAATTTTGACACTACACTAAACGGCGCTATTACAAATAGCGCTACATCAATGACATTAACTAGTGTTACTGGATTCCCTGCGGTTGGTAGTGGGACAACATGTAATGTTACTATAGAAGATGGCGCAAACACTGAAATAGTTCAATGTACAGCAATATCTGGATCAGTGATTACAATAGTTAGGGGTCAGGAAGGAACATCAGGTGTTGCCTTTGGTGATGGTTCTACTGTGTCACTGCGCGCTACACGAGATTCTATAGATAGTAAACAAGATGCTTTAGGCGGGGCTTCGTTAACCGCTGTAACAGTAGCTACGGATGATGAAGTTCTTATTCAAGATACTTCTGATAGTAATAATCTTAAAACTGTAACGGCACAATCTATAGCGGACTTAGCCTCTGTAGGTTCTACAGGAAGTTTACAGACAACGACAACTAACGGAAATACAGCTGTATTAAAAGCTTACAATACTGGAAGTTCGTCATATACAACTTTTGGTACATTGACTGCTGGTGCTTCACCCACATGTAGCTTCACTAATATATCTCTAGTTACTCCTAATATTGGAACTCCATCTGCAGGAGTGCTAACTAACTGTACTGGCCTTCCTGCCTCCTCTGTTACAGGAAATCTTTCGGTAAATAATTTTAATAGTGGGACTGCTGCTTCCACAAGTACATTTCTAAGAGGTGATGGTACTTGGGCCACTCCTTCAGGTGGTGGAGGTAGTGGAGTTAATGGGCCAGTTAGTTCCACCGATAAAGCAATAGCTATATTTAATGGTACTAGCGGCGGCACCATACAGAATAGTTCGATAACTATACCAGCAAGTAATACATTGAGTGGAGTTCTTACTCTAAAGGATTCTAACGGAAATATAACTACATCTTACACAGCGGCAGCCTCAGCCGTCAATTATCTTACAAATGCAAATGGAGCAGTAGGAACAGGACCAACAATAGGTGTAGACGGTACAGATACAAACAGGGAATTAAATCTTCAAGGTAAAGGTACTAAGGGGGTGGTTATTGGAGGAACTCGCAAGAAGTTGACCGTAGATGCTATAGATATTTGGGTTGGCAGTCAAGCTGTTGCTACAAATACTGGATGTGGTACACAAACACTAGTGTCAACTAACAATTCATCCGCAAGTAATAATAGTGCTTTTGGATACCTAGCGGGCAGCACTATTACAACTGGTCCCAATAATACGTGTATCGGTAGTTCTTCTGGATCTGCGATTTCTAGTGGAACTGATAACACATGTATAGGGTACAATGCTATAGCTGGAATAGGTGGTGGAAGTAAAAATACAGCAATAGGTTCTGGTGCTGGTGTTTCTGGAGCAACAGGTGGCGCCACACTAAATAGTTCAGGAACAGACAATACATTAATCGGTTATAGAGCTACATGTGACACCAATTCATCCGTAGGATGTATAGCTATTGGTGAAGACTCTGTAGCAGCTAAATCAACCGGTGCAACCAGTAGTGACCATGGTCCAGGTATAGCTATAGGCTCAACAGCCCGTCCTGTTGGGTTTCGTGGCGATGCAACCATATATAGTGCAGTTGGTGCTAGTGCTGGCTACTGGAGAATTAAAATCAATGGCACAGTTTATAAAATTCAATTATTTGCGGATGTATAATGAGTATAGGAGCCTTAAATAAACGTACTCTAAATAGGGATACACTAGATGGGAGTTTCTCTGATCTAGCACCTATAGTCTCAATTGCAAATAAATGTTTTGGAGAAATTAATGCTGTTCCTGTAGATACTGTAACTTTAGATGACTGCATTTTCTATTCACCCACAGGTGTACAAGTTATATTAAATGTGGCAAATCTTGTAGGCATAATTATAGATTCAAGTATCGCCATTTCTATATCACAATCTGTAGAAGTTTCTTCGCAGTTTGAATCCTTCATTCCTATTTCTATCGCTCAAGAAGTCTCCACTTCAATAGGTATTGGTAATATTATTAAAATATCTCAAATTGTTAATGGCCCAAATACATTTTTAACAAAGCACAATTGGGATGTTGATATATTAATAAATGATATACCTATTCCAAAAGAAAACATAAAAGGAGGAGACGTTGTAATAACCAAAGAAGCAAATCAAAATACTCTATGTAATTTTAGTATAATAACTACAAATCCTATGGATTTTTTACAATTCATAGATGGGGGAGAAATAATTGTAAATTATATAACTACTACAGGCGTATATAGGCTATTTACGGGCATAGTTGATCTTCCTAAGATAGATTTAATAAATAAATATATAGATGTACAGTGTTCTGATAGAAGAGAAGATCTAATTAAAGAAAAAATGTTGCCATTGTTATCAACTATTGGAAGATACGCATTAGAAGTACAAGGGACAATTACCACTGTGAAACAAGAGGTGGATTACAGACTAGAAACCACACCAAATGACATTGACTTTGATTCCTATAATATGCCTAATATTAACTCATGGTATCCTAAGTCAGTGGCCGATTTTACACTAACTGATTCTACTGTTTTTTATCAGAAACCATCTATTGTATGGCAAAGTCGAGGTTCTGTAATAAATGATATAGTGGTTACAGTCAAATATAATTATACGAGGCTTTACCAATATCAACGTAATTTTACGTGGACTGATACAGGAGATCCAA